AGACACGATGCGCTAAAAATCAACATGTTCCGCTCCTTGCGTGATCACCCATGGTAGGTGCCAATAACGCAGACATAAATGCGACTGGTACGGGCTGTGTGTCGTTTATTAACCTGTAAGCGGCAGTAGTTTTTAGGGTTACTGATCGTTTTATAAAATCGTCCAGTTCGAATGATTTTACTCCTAATCCCGAAAGGAAACATACTCGTGGTAGACGTGGAAAAGTCTTGACCGGGGTTATCGACGAACAAGTCGACTTCGAAATTGAAGCGGAGAAAGACGACAGAGGTGCGAAGCGATCCATCTGTCGTCAACGCGGCCATGCCAAGCAAGCCCGCGTAGATCAGAAGCGTCGCCTAAACCGAGCGTTCCGAGGTAAGATTCCGGATGATATCCACGGTTTAGAGCGTGCCCAGTTTATAGCCGAGAAAGCACGTATACGTCGGTTAAGATTGGGTATTGAGGGACTAACACGTAAGCAGCGTCGCTTGCGTTCACAATCCTCTTCCGCCACAGTTCGATTTAATTTGCATGCGGCAGTGTTACAGTTTCGACGAACCGGTCGTTTACCTGCTGTAAGCTTAGATGTGGTGCGTGAGGCAGATGCTCACGGGGTGGATGGCGCCACCCTTAAGCGCATGATTCAGAAAATGCTGATCCGTGCAGGCATAGAGGAAAATCCTGGACCACCTATGAATCCAGATGATGTAGTCCCTGCCCCAAAATGGAGGCCCCGCAAAGACAAAGAGCATGAGTCAGTTAATACACCGACTCAATCAAGCTCATCTTCGCGTGAAGGTGAGAAGCGGGCGCGCTGTGGTGGTAATGAACCCGGCGAGAAGAAGCGACTAGATGATAAAAAGTCGCGTGGTCGCAAGAATTTCGCGACAGCCTCCTTATTATCAGCTGCTGGCATGCTGGAAGCCGACAAGAAAGCCGGAGATAAGATTGCCGAAGCTGATAAGACTAAGGTCGAAGCTGAAGAAACAGAATGGAAGATTCGTGCCTCCTATGTTTCTAACCGACCCGCTTTTGTTATGCGGAGTGGCGGTTTTGCTCGTCCTTGGTATGTTGGCTTTGGCCGTCCTCAAACTAAACCCCAACTCCTATATTCGATGCTACAGTATATTCTTGTTTGGTGGCAGTATGTGCGAGGTATGGGTGATATGCCATTGTGGAGTCCACGCGATGGTGTACATTGGCGGCCATTTGGACCTGAAGATCAGGAATATGCCACACCGGTTTTTAAGGGCATTGCTTTTAGCGTGCTCGCTTGTGTTTTGGCAGTTTTGTTTGGTTCCGTTGGTGCCATCTTTACATGGCTATATTCTTTTAACTCCTTTATAGCTTTGTTTGGATGGGGACTAGCGTGGTTTACCCGATCAGTTGCATTCATTCAGTTCTTTGGTGCACTGTTTCGCCCGATCTTCCGATATCTCCCTGGTGATATCATGCGTGAGTTTGGCCCTTTAAGCTATCATGCATTAGATCCCTANTTTGACGGTCAGATGCGAATGACTGGCATGAGATATCGTCCTGCCACGGACGCGGCCGTACTTGCAAGCGTTGATGTCCGAACAGCATCAGTGGATGATCAGACTGTTTGGTATCAAAAGTACATGGCCACGAGCTGGTTGTTCGGGTCTTTATTTAATTGGCTAGAAGTCAATCGTCTTATTTCGATTGTACTGGAGCCGGCCCGATGGGTCATATCAGTAAGAGTCGCTGATATGATCGCGACTGGTCTTGCGCGTACCCGATTGGATTCATATCAAGATGTTGAATCCAAAGCACGAAATTTAGTCTCAACGTACGATGAGTTGAAACTGGGCACGCAGGTTGTCGATGGTCGTAATGTACGAGACGACACCATTCGCTATGCCGCTTCATTATATTGGTCGAAGCAGGCATCGGACGCCTCGTTGGGAAACGGGGGGTCCCCACACTCCGATTAAGGAATTTCCGAACATTTATGTTCGGTTACAATGTACGCCACGTGAATTTAGCTAAACGCGAAATGGATCCTTTACCAGAAGTTAAAGAACATCCATCTGGTAAATTCAATCCCCCGCGAGCGGTTAGCTTGGGCGTACATTGTTTACAGGGGGTGTTGGGCATATCCCAGGCGAACGGGTTGCTCAACCAGGAGTGTGGGTTAGGTTATCGCCCTTGTAGACGTATGCCGTCAGTGGATCGTCGCCAGTTATTTTATTTTGCTAAATTTGTGCGATATGTCCTGCTACCTTTGTTATTCCCGACGGTTATATCTGCAAGTTATGACTTTTCAGCGTCAGCATGGTTACCTAAGACCCACTATCCGCTTTGGCGGTGTGTGCAATTGCTACGCCTTGTTCCGGATATACCTTTTATTTTAACCAGCGTCTTCTTTAGAAGATTTGGGGGTTGCAAGGCCTTCATTAAATTAGAGAACTATACAAACGGAACAATTTTCGAGTGGGGAACATATAAACCTCCCCGCATTATATCATCGCGCACTGACCATGTTAAGGTCGGTGTTGGACCGTTGATTAAGGCTATAGAAGAGCAGGTCTATAAGTTGCCTTATTTTATAAAGCATGTACCAATACCTGATCGTCCTGCGTATATTGCAGCACACGTTCAGTCCAATGGATGCAGGTATATGGCATCAGACTACACTTCGTTTGAGTGTGGTTTTACACCCGCTTTCATGCGAGTATGTGAATTCGAATTATATCGATACTTACTCCGTGATTGTCCCCAACAACTGGCCACTATTCGTCAATTCGAAAAGCAATGTACGGGGATCAATCATGTTCATATGAGAGATGTTTCATGCTACATGGCTGCAAGACGTCAGTCTGGGGAAATGACCACATCGGTCGGTAATGGATTTTCAAACCTTGCCATGACTGCCTTCTTGTTGAGAGATCGTATCAACATTTTAGATTTGCGATGTGTTATAGAAGGAGATGATGGTCTTTTTGCCATTCCAAAATTTTGTGAACCTTTGGTTAAACCAGAATGTTATGCGAAATTAGGATTTCTCATAAAATCTGAATGGCACAATACTGTAAATGAGGCTTCTTTTTGTGGCTTGATTTATGATGAG